CGGTGGGCAGCCCCGGCTTGGCCGTCGTGTCGCGTTTCGCGATCCACATCGCGCCACCCCACGTCACCACATCTCCGGCTTCGTAGGCCCGTTCCGTCCACACGTCGCGATAGACAGGCAGGCCACCAAACCGCATCGGCACTTCGTACACGCGCTCACCGCGTCCGAACTGGAGCGTGAGCGTCCGTTCGCCGTCGAAGCTGTGCCCGATAAGGTCTTCGCTGGTGAATGTCACGCCGTCCTGACCGTCCTTGCCGTCTCGGCCGTCGATGCCCTTCTCACCTTGCGGCCCAGCCGGTCCAGGCTCACCCTGCGGACCCATCGGTCCCATCTCACCGGCGGGGCCACTCTCGCCGCGCTCGCCGGGATCGCCCTTCTCTCCCTGCGGCCCGGTCGGTCCCATCGGGCCAGGCTCACCATCACGTCCGGCCGCGCCGTCGATGCCCTTCTCGCCTTGCGGCCCGCGATCTCCCACTGCTCCGGGCAGACCATCGCGGCCATCGCGCCCAGGCACAGCCTGTCTCGCTTCAAGGGCCGACAGGCGCTCAAGCACGGGGGTCATCGCCTGCGCGAACATCTCCCGCAGCACGGGCGCCACGCCTCTGGCGACCAAGGCCAACTCGTCGTCGGTCACGTCGTCACCAGATCACCGAACAGTTCCTTGCGAAGCAGATCCACAAACCGCTTTTCCGCATTCGGATCGGCGGCTGGAGGCGTCACTGTTGCCGGCTGAGACTGCGGAGCCTTGGACGCGAACGGATCGTCCTGCGCGTCCCGCTTCGCCAGCGCCGCGAGCGAGTAGTTCTGCTGCTGGAGGTACGGCGTCTCGCCGCCCTTGACAGGGCCTAGGTTGAAATACCGCTGGCGCGCTTCGTTCGGCGCCATGCCGCCCGATCCGATGGACTCCGACGCCGCCTTGACCTTGGTCGCCGTGTCCATGCGCATCAGGCCATCGAGATCGAGCTCCGTCCCCAGATTGTTGGCGAGGCCAAGTCCTTCATCCAGCAGTGCTTCGATACTCTCGATCGGGTTCTGCAAACACTGGTTGTAGTACTGAATCGTCAGGGCTTCGACGTTGGACTGAATCGGCGCGGGTGCCACGCCCACCATGTAGGCCGGCACGCGATAGGCCGTACAGATGTTCTCCGCGGACCACTTCAACTGCTCGATGAGCTGCGAATCCACCGCGTTCTGGCCCATGGACTTGTATTCCAGGCCACCGCCGAGCACCGCGATCTTGCCGGCATTGACGCCGCCGTAGTTCGACTCCCAATCCTCCTGCAACTTCCTCGCGTCTTCGGGATCGATGCGCTCCGGCGCCGTGAGGATGCCGCCAGGATTCGCGCCGTTCGAGAAGAAGTTGGACGAGTGGCCTTGAATCTGCAGGCCTTGGAGCGCCGCGAGGCCACAGGCCGTCAGCGGCGACACGCCGCAGAGCGGATGAAACAGCGGCACCATCACGTCATGGATGATCTCGCTCGCCGCCACGCGCACAGACGCCGGCAGGCCAGATAGGCTGTCCGTGTCGAGCTGATAGTAAATCTCGCCATCGGCACCGACGAGTGGCTTCACGCGCGTCGGGTCCAGCACGTACAGCGCGGACACAATGCCGCGCGTGTCGCGCTGCTTGAGCACGTATGTATTGCCGTGGATCAACTTCGAGACGACCCACTGCTCAAGGAACTTGATGCTTGTTTGAAAGCGGTTCGGGCGCCGCAGCACGGGCGAATAGGCCGAGTTCTTTTCCTCAGCCCAGATTCCGCCATCCTGCTCGCGCATGAGCTTGATGCGGAGCTTGCCAATGTCAGCGGCAATGAGCGTCACGCACGCGTAGACGGCCGCATACGAGAGCGCCGTGTCAGTCGAGACCTCGACGCCGCGCTGCCACGCGCCCGTGAACGACTCTCGGATGATAGGCCACCAGCCGCGCCCGGAGTAGAGCGACGAGTTCGCCGCCGTCATCGGTTCGACAGCGGACTTCGTGCGCGAGATGGTGAGCCCGAAGATCCGCATCAGGCAGACGCGCGCAGATCCTTGCGACGATAGGTGCGCCGAGTCGTTCGCTTCGCCACAGGCGCAGGTGCGACAATGACCGGATCTGGCTCGATGGGCGCTGGCGTGGGCGCCAGGTCGCCATGCAGCAGCGACACCGCGCCTTGAAAATGCAGGGCCGCGGCCGTGACGGGCGAGACGGTCAGTCGATCGCCTGCCTGGACGCGCCGGCCCTCAAACTCGAATGCCTTGATGACAGGCACTGTTACCGTCTGCACTCGGCCTCCATGTTCCGATGGCCGCGAGCATCACCCATGGACACTCGCGGCCACCGCCTTGCGTCTGCTGCTTACCGGCTCAGCCGGTCAGTCAGCGGTCTAGTAGGGGCTGCCGACCGAGCCCCAGTTCACGTCATCCATGAACGTGACGGCCGTGGACCGCATCTTCTTCCACCCGATCTCCCGCTCCGCACGGATGGCGATCGAGTTCGTCTGGAACATCGAGACCATCGATGCACCCGTGCCGGCCGTCGCGTCCTGACCCGGCGCATCAGACATCTCGATCGACGCCTCACGGCTCGCATCCACCGAGACCACGCCGTCATCCGCGATCGCGATGTTCTCCGCGCTCACGCAAATGACCATGTTCCCGTAGGAGGCGCCGCTGGCCGCGTACTGCGATGTGATGACCGGCAGACCGCCGAGACGACCGCCGCCAACCTCGATGTCTGGGAACGCCCGCTGGCCGAGCGAGTTCAGCATCAGCGAGAGGACCAGCGCCAGCGAGTTCGGCATGATGAGCACGAGCTGCGACACGTCGTAGTTGGCGACCACGAACGGCGCGATCAGCGCCTGCAGGTCCGTCAGGACGTTCGCGGCACTGGTGCCGGCCGTGGTCAGGCCCGTGAGTCCGTTCGTGATGGACGCCGGGTTGACGCCAGCCGAGACCGCCTTGGACAGTTCGTTGCGGACCACGCCTTCGGCGCCAGGGCGCGAGAACCGCGCCAACTCCTCGCTGATGACCGAGATCGCGGCGATCTTGGTCTGGAGCAGCGTGGCCGAGGTCGTGTTGAACTTCGTGACCGGCTTGCCCTTGCCCTCACCCACCCACGACGCGGACGCGCCGGAAGTCTGGCTCTGGATCTTCACGTTGAAGGGCACATGCAGGAGCGACGGGATGCCGTTCGTGCCGAACTTGCCGACAATCGTCTTCGGCCGCAGGAATTCGAGGAACGCCGATTCGAGCACCGTAGCGGGCGGGAACAACGCCGAGGCGAAGTTGGCGTCCGTGGTGGTGCCGCCGGCTACCGCCGTCTTGCGCTGAAGGCCGTCATGGATCAGCTTGAAGTCGGGATACTTCGCCTTCGCGATGTCGTACGCGCTGACGACGTTGCCCTTCTGGAACTCCAAGAACGACGCGACCTTGCAGAGCACGAGGCCGCAGAACTGGAGATCCTTCGGCATCGCATCCGACACCGTGATGCGCGTCGAGGCCGTCTGTGACGCCTTCGCGCGAGACACGGTGCCCTCGTCCGTGGTCTTGCCATCCACCGCCACCGCCGCCGCCTTGTTGGACTGCTCCAACTCACGCAGGCGCACGAGATGCGCGTCGATGCTCTTGAGTTCGGCCGCGAGCGTGTCGTACTTGTCGGCCGCTTCCGCGTCGAGCGTTTCGCCCTTCTCGGCAGCCGCCGCCATCAGGCCCGTACGCTCGGCGTCCTTCGCCGCCCGCGTGGCCTCGAAATCCTTGATCTGTTCGGTAATGGTTTTCATGGTCGTGGTGGCGTCCTTTTTCGCCAGCCGCACGACTGCGCCCGAATCGCCGGGCGTTCTCACTTGCTTGGGGTCCAGATGCTCGCCTGACGCGGCGCGCACCTGTTGGTCAATGGACTTGATCGTCTGGATGTTGGCGCCGGCATTGGCCGGGATGGTCACGGCCGAGAGTTCCAGCCAGACCCACTTGATGAATCGAAACCCTAAGGTGCCTTCGATGCGCGCGGACTCAATCGGATCAAAGCCAATCGAGAGGCCGCGCACGAGCTTG